AAGAGACAGGCCATAGACCGTCTGGTAGTGGATGTACAGGTGTGCGGCCGTGAGGTCCAGGCCGTCATCGTACCGTGGCATCTGGAAGCCCACGAACTGGGCGTTCCGTTCGCCGCGCACGGATATCTGGTCATTAAAGTCCGCAATGCGCTTGTTGGTGACCGGAACATACTCCGGCTCCACGTACAGCGTATATGACGGATAGTTATTGTCCTTGCTCCATGTCTCATCCCCGGCCGCATAAGCCTGTCTTGTCAGTATCTCATCTACAGTTGCCATGCCTGTCCGCTCCCCCTCTCCTGTTTGATTGTGATTAGGTTGGTTGTTATCCGCTGGCCGTTTTCACGCTGGCCTACCACGCCGACCTTGAACGTGTCATAGGCTGCCACCTCATCTGGGACGATACAGGCACCATCCTGAATCAACCTGCCGACCTCCTGGGACTGTAAGTACGGATAGAAGGCCGCCACCTGGACCGTTCCGTCCCAGTCCTTATCAAATTCAAATGCCGTCTGCAGATAACCGGATGTGCCAGCAATGATATTTGAAAAATCACAGCCAGGAGCGCGTGTTAACTCCTGGCCGGATACCCTGAATCTTAGTGTCCTCATTCCGCGCCTCTCTTGTTGCGATATCGCAACTACTGCACTCCGGGTCCATGGTCATCATCACCTGTAATCCCGCCTGCTGGCTTGGATGGTACCACTGTCACAGGCACGTCCTTCGGTGTAGGTGCCGTCGGCTTATCCTTCCGCCCGTCTGCTTTGCCGGTAGCTGGACCGGTAGTCACGGTGGTCTTATCCTGCGCGCCCTTCGGCCTTGCCTTCTGCGCCAAGTCATTTGCCCTCTGCTCTGCCGTCCTCTTGTCTGCATGTCCTCTTAATACTGCCATGATATATACCTCTCTTTCTTAGTTGACCTTCTCGGTCTCTGCATTAATAAGTTTCTCTGTCACAGCCAGGCCTTTGATTAAGAAGGCTGGCACATTGTAACCACACTCCACAAGGTTCTCCAGGATGCTACGGATCTCATTGACCAGCAGGCAAGCCAAAGTAAACCATCCCAGGAACAGCAGGAAATCCAGGTTAAGCCCCAGGATGTCATGTCCCAGGCCGATGAATAATTTCGGCATCAGGAAGGATACCAGGATGATTACCCAGTAGCCCAGTTTTTTCAGGATGCCTTTCAGGCCTGTCTTACTCGACTCCCTCCCCAGCTTTCTGGCCTTGTACCAGCCTGTCAGCCAGTCCAGGACGTTGCAGAGCAGGTACCCTGCAAATATGTACCAATATGGTCCCAGGATGGCTATAAGGACTATTACTCCAGTTGCATATGCTGCATTGCACTTATCCAAAAATTTCATTTCTATATACCTCTCTTTTTTATTTTATATTCTCAAACCTTCAATATTACCTAACCCCCAGATAATTTATCCACCTCTTACACCCCCAATCCCTTGAATTTTTCATTGTTTAATCCTCCTTTGTGTGTTATAGTCTCAATAAGCGGCTCATAAAAATGGGCTGTATTTTTTATCTCACGATAATAAAGATTACAGGAAGTTTTGAGGGCTGGGTTGCCGGAAACGGTGAACTGTACCGCTATGGTGATAACGCCGCAGGGTTTGCGCCAAGTGCATACCCCAATGTCGTTGTATTTGACAGCGGCCAGATTACCGTAAATTGTACTAATTCAGCCCTGAACATGGAAATAAGAAGCAGCCAGTCATATAACACGGGACCATGGAATTATGTAAATGTCCTGCTCAACAGGACTGAGTCAATAGGGAGCGGGACGGGATTCTCATCGGGCATACAAATCAACGGAATCAACATCTACCCTAAAGACAGTGCGGGAACGAATTTCCTGAACTTTTACGGCGAGCAGAACGTAAGGTTCCCCCTTCAGGGATTGAGTGTGACGGGTGCCGTGAAGCTGTTTGCCTACAGGTTCAGGGGGTCAATAAAACGCATATATTTCAGTTAAGCTAACCTTATCCTCGTAAAATAATTTCCTTGTTTAATTCTTGTGAATATCACCGCACCAGAGTTTATTGTCTTTAAATTTGTTATATCCAATGTCACCGAAGTTAAATTTGCATCCATTGCGCTAAATGAAGCAATAACACTAGTATTTTCCTTAATATAAATTCTTAATGTACGATTACTTGTGGTGGAAGTCCCAATACTTTCAAATTTGCCTTCAAAAATCAATTTGCTATAACTTTGTACATTATAGCTTTTGGTAAATTGTATTGTATTTATTTCACTACTGCTCGACTCACTAGTCATTACAATCCTTGTATTCTGGAAAGCCGCACAGTTGGAGTTAATCGTAAATCCAGCGGGATTTGTACCGTTATAATACAGGTCCTGTGGTGTCGGTACCCATCCTTCAAAGCTTCCCGTAATCTTTATTCCAAACACATTGAGCACATATCCCTTTTTTATCACGTTCGCGGGCGGCGGGGTAAATCCCGGCACCACTACATTACCAGTCAGATACCCCCCGCCATTCAACGTCTGCTGGGACGTTGTCGGCGTGATGGTCCTTCCTGCGATATCCGGCATGGTGCCGCTTATCGGATTCCCATCCTTATCCACGATTGTCTTACCCTTCCGCACATCCGCAGCCGTTGCCGTCACCGGGTCAAGGTCAGCCCCGCCGCCATAAGGTATCCAGATATCACTCATTCGCGCTCACCCCCACCAACTTGATGTTAAAATCAGATGTCGGCTTCTTCTTCGGGCAGGCGAATACAGCCTGCCCATCCAATGCCTTCCCGGCCTTAACCAAGGCCCCCATCTTGTCCCATGTGTTGGCCGTTGCAACAGCCGTATCCGTCTTAATGGCAGACATCATCTGCACCTTATCTGTCTCCTTAAGGCCAGGGACGTCAACCGTCTGCGTATATGGGGCGGACGCGCTCCAGCCGGATGCCCGGAGGGTCAGTTCGACCTCTCGGGTCATGCGGTTGATTTCGGTATTGGCGGCATTGATATCCTCTGGCCCGAACACATCCCCTTCCTGGCTGTATGCAGTCACATCCATGATTTCGGACTTTCCCTGCGCATCCGTACTTATCTGATATTTGCGGTTGCCCTCAAACACATCCGCCTTATAATCTGTCCTTAACATCCTTACCTCCTATTCCCTATTGCTCGCATGCCAAGCCTGAATGCCAGGCGCTGCTGGCCGCTCACCATGCTGGCATACATATCCCCCAGGTCCTTAAGTATCCGTTCGATATCATTGGCCTGATAGATGCTGCTGTATGTGATTTTTACCGGGGTGGCCGGGGTACTGCCCTTGGTATGATAAGCCGCGCGGAGTTTCCTGATATTATCCAGTAACCGCGACATCTCCGTATCCGTCCGGAAGTCCTCCATCCCCCACACCTTGGTCCGTATATCAATATGTAACAGCCCAGCCAGAAACCCACAGGCCTCCTCCACACGGTTCAGGTCCGTATAGGCTATGTAGGCCCTGTCCGTATCGTTGGTCAGGTCATCCGCTGTCCTGTCCGTTATCAGCGTGTCTAATACCGTACTCATTTCACTGTCACCTCCGCCGTGATTTTCCTTCTTGAAAATTTAAAATCCAGCTTCGTGATGTTGCCCGTCATCATCCCCCGGAACCCGGTCGCCACGTTCACACGGTTCCCCAGTTCCTGGTCGTTGATAGTGGCCCGGAAGCTGATGCTTTCATTGCTGCTGTAATACTGATATACCCTGTCAAGTACCGCCTGGGCATTCTGGGATGTTACCAGCGTGGCGTCCTTGACCTCGGCAATGTTCTTATTCTGGGTGACGTTCGGGTTCTCCTTCAACATAGAAACAGTGCTGTGGTTATACTTAAGACCAGTCAGCACCACCTCCCCGCCTGTGCCGGTTATATATGCATAATTGGCGTCATGGTCACCCAGCGTCCCCCCGGTTATGGACAGGCTGTGGTAAGGCTCGGAAAACTCTATCTTGGTCGTCCCGGTCAGGATACCCTTGTACAGCTGCGCCGATTCCACTCCCCGGTCATAGCTGTGTGCATACAACCGGATGCCGGTTATGATATCACTGTGTTCCACCGACAGGCCCAGCCGGATGTCTCTGGCCGTAAACTCACCGGTGACCTCGGTCTGTTGTGGATATATGTACAGCTGCCGGTCGTAACTGGTATCCACCAGCGCACCGATGGCAAAGGCCAGCTGCTGCAGTGCCACACGTTTCGTACATATCGGCAGATACCCGCTTACCCTCGTACCTACATAGGCATCATCCAAAAAATATGTGATACCCTCACCTGCCATAATGCTGCTCAGGATGTCCGATACCGGGGCGGCATCATATATCCCGCCCATGAACTGATTGTTATCCAGGATTCCCACTGCGTCCTGCGTCTCCACGGAATACCGTTTCGCCCCCAGCTGCTTACCGTCCTTCAGATAAAAAATACCTAAAATAGCCTCATCAAAATACAATGTCTGCTTCTGACGCTTCTGGAACTCAAATGCATAATCTGACCTGCTACGGATGGTGTAGTCCATGGTGTTGATGCTTACCTCTTCGGATATGGGGCTCAGGTCCATCAGGCAGCTGATGTCCTCTATCTCATCATCCTTGAATACCCGGATAAGCCCCCAGGTAATCCCTGTCAGGAATACATTCCGGTGTGGCTTACTTGTCTGCCGGAATGTAACGACCACCCGGTTATAATAATCCACGATGCCATAGCAGAAATAGTCCGGGCCATCCGGGCAATAGTCCTGGTCAGACAGCAACTCGTCATCCCTGTACCATCTTATATTGACCTTGCTGCAGTAATCCCCGGAATAATCATTGAATTTAAGGGTTATCCCCACACTGGAATGGTTCTGACCAAACGTAAATGTCAACGCCGGCGGGACCGCGAACGTCCCATCGGCGCCCGATATGCTGTCACTTACGTATCCCATGTCATCCAGGTCATCCGGCGCATTGGGATAGCTGCCATCCATCCTGGCGTACCTGGGCAGGCACATGGCATAATCCGGGAACTCCACCCCGGCCCTCAGGTCCTGCAGGTCAACATAGTGGTCCTTATCATCGGACGATGCCACGCTGTCCTCTGCGGCCCCCAGGGCAATGTCATCGTAGACAATCTTAAGCCCACCTGCGTCCGTCATCCTCTGGTTCTTCAGCACGGACAGCCACAGGTAACGGTATGGACGGTTGGTCTTAAGGTACGTGATGACCAGCTGGTTAAACAGCGGCACCTTGGCCCGGCAGAAGTACTCCACCCCATCCGGTTCAAACTCCTGCTCCTGGACCAGTTCCGCATCCTTGTACCAGGCTATCTTAAGTTTCTTAGCATAGTCCCCGGATACCCGGTTGAACACCATGGACACGCCATTGCTGGTCTTAAGCCGGTCAAAGGTGACCGTTATCACCGGCGGCACCCCAAAGGCCCCATCCCGGCCACTCAGGGCCGTGCTGATGTACCCATTCTTACCACTGGGGATTGCATCAGGGGTATTCGCATAGGTCCCGTCCAGCCTCGCATACCGCGGCAGGCAGTAGGAATAGGGCGGTAGGTTCTGCTCAAAACTGGTCAGGTCATCCACGGATGAGTACGGCTGTTGTCCGTTGGTCCCTACCCTTATGTCCCATTTCAATCCTTACCGCCTCCTCTGTGGCTCCATTGCCGTAAAATTCAGGGACAGGCCATCCATGCCCCAGATATTCCTACCATTCCTTATCCGCAGCTTATCCTTACCCTGGCTGACGTAAGCCTGGAAAGTCAGCGTTTCCTGCCCATACGGGAAGGTCATTTCATGGCTCGCGTAGTTCGGGTCGGATATGATGTTGTAGAATGCATCATAGGATGCCAGGTCATCCGTCTTTGGATATATCTTCATGGAATAATTGTAGAAGGTCCCTATGATGTCCCTGTCCATGGTGTAATCCATGGTACGTCCGGACTGCTCGGAATCCGTAACGGCAAAGCTGCGTTCCAGTGAATCCTTCTCCACCTCAACGTTATAGGCCTTACCGTCCAGTAAAAAAACGTTATCCATATCAGGTACCTCCTACGATTACCAGGCTCACACCTTTGCGTGCGGCCTCCTTGTCAAGTTCCGGTTTAAGCACCCGTGCCAGCGCAGCCAGGTTCCCGGTCAGGTTCAGGACAATCTGTATCGGCCTGTTCCCTTCCGCCTGCAGGCGGCTTATCATCTCATCCATCCTGGCCACCAGATACCCCAGCGTCTCCTCCTGGCCATATCCTGCCGTGTTCCTCATGCCTGTGGACATTTCCCCGGCGCGTGGTGGGACAACCGTCCCCCTGGCCATCCTGGGCAGGTACGATGCTGCATTAGGGATGTTTATGCCGATTGGAAGCTGTACTTCCACCCCGTCAAATACATCCAGTACTCCATCCAGCCACTTCTGGACCGTGCTCCTGGATGATGCTGCCATAGCACTGATACCATCGTTAAATCCACGCACCACATACTCTGCAATGCCGTAGAACTCCTTGGACGGTGAGTTGATGTCAAACTCTTCCTCGGCCTCTTCCATGGCCTCACGTGCCCACTTTTTAATGGCAGCCTTTGCCATGTATGCAAAATCAGAGATACCGTCTGCAAAACCTTCGTTGATGCGTTTGGCCATGTCATAGAAGGCTGCATACATCCCTCCGGTCCCTTCCAGGTCACTGTCGCCCCAGAACCATTCCCTCACGTTCCTTGCCCAGGCCTCCATGGGGGACTGAGTCTCGGTATGGCTGTCATCAATCTTGGTCTTGAACGCCTGGATGATGAGGTCCGCGAACTTCGTCCAGGACAGTTCGTTCACACCCTTATCCTCGGCATCCCCCACGAACCACTTCCTGACATTCTCCGCCCAAGTCTCCATTACGCCCTGGGATTGGGAATAGTTTTTATTGACAGTATTGTTGAAGCCCCCCATGATACTGGTAGCCCACTTCCTGGACTCCGTGGAATCCCCGGTACTGATCCCGAATTTCTCCGAAAACCAGCTGGCCACGCCGGAGGCCCAGGACTTCACTACGTTCTGCGATGCAGTCTGTTCGTTGGTCACGCCCTGGTTGAATCCTGCTACCGTGTTGGAGCCGATGCCGGCCAGGACAGTGGATGGGCTGTGGATGCCCAGCAGGCCCTTGATACCGTTCACGAATGGGTCTGTAATGTTGGCCTTGATGAACGCGCCCGGGTTGGAGAAGAACTCCTTGACGCCGTTGCAGAATCCATCCCACAAGTACTGCCCCATCCCCGCCATGACCGTTGACGGGCTGTGGATGCCGAAGGCACTTTTGAATGCATCCATGAATGGCTTGAAGACATTGTCCTGTACCCAGGTCCCCACAGCCTTCATGGCATCTATGATACCTTTGAAGATTCCGTCCACAACATTGCCGCCACACTCCTCAATCTTACCCTGGAAATATTCCTTCGCGGCAACCACACCATCTGAAATCAGGCCTCCTATGATGGCACCGATACCACCCAGCGCAGCTCCTATTACTGCAAAGAGCCTGTTAGCAACCGTTGTCCAGTCAATGTGCTCCAACGCTGTGGCCACACCATCACCAAATGCCCACCAATCCGTTTCTGTGATAAACGTCACGAGGGCATTTAAAATCCCTATCACAATGTCGCTGATGGCCGTTCCGGCTCCCGCCCAGTCAAAGGTCTGGAAAAACGTACTTAGGCTGGTTGCGAGCTGTGTACCAAATTCAACCCAATCGAACGTGGCCGCGAATTCCCCCAGGGTTCTGAAGGCTGCGTTCAGGCCGGCCGCAAAAAGATATCCCAGCTGTACCCAGTCAATCTGGCCTGTGAGGCCCATGAGGCAGGTCGCTATGGCAGTACCTATCGCCCCCCAATCTACAGCCAGCACGAATCCCAGTAGGCCGGATATCTTGGCCTGGAAGAAGGCACCTATTGTGGCGCCGAACAGATTCCAGTCAACCGTATCGACCATCCCCATCAGGCCTATCCCCAGCGCATTGCCCAGCATGAACCAGTCAATCTGCGTGAGTAACAGATAAAGGGTATTGGCCAGGGTGTTGATGCCGGTACCGAACATGATGCCGATGGCATACCAATCGATAGTAGATACAAGGCTGTTAAACAGGGTCGTGAAGGCTGTCACGAATGCGGTTATCTGCGCCCCGATGTTATCCCAGCTGATGAACTGCGTGAAGCCCTGTACCGCCTCGTTGATTTTCTGGCCAATCAGCTGGCCGATGCCTTCCCAGTCCCCGGCTGCGAACATCTCCTTCAGCTGGTTAGCAAAATCACTGATGCCCTGGTCAATACCGACTGTCTCAAACATATCGGATGGGCTGGCTCCACCTCCTCCGCCTCCGGATGCATCCGCGCCCTGCTGCTGTATCTGTACAAGGTCATCAAATGGTGCCAGGGCTTTCTTTGCATCCTTTCCAGCCTGTTTGGCGGCGCCTCCTGTGGATTTTAGACTTTTCGCATAATCCTCGTTAGCCTTTTTGGCCCGCACGAATGTACCCCCACCGCCCAGCGCGGAAAAGAACTGGTTGATATAGCCCACTGCTGTGGCCAGGAGGTTTATCAACGTATTAAGAACCGGAGCCACAATCGAGAGGATAGGTGCGAATGCCGCCGCAAAACTATTCTTGAGATAGGTCATTCCGGACATCAGGTTGGACATGGACTGGTTCGCGCTATCTGAATACTGCACCAGGTTCTGCATGCCTTCCTTAACACCCTGGATGGCCGCCCTCATGGCCATACGGATGAGCATGAGTTTGAACATGTTGGACAGTTTCAGGATGCTCTGACTTACCTTATTTGAGGATTTACCCAGCCCTTTCAGGCTGGATACTGCCTGTTTTGCCTTATTGGCCAGTCCCTTCCCCAATGACTTCCCGAAATTCAAGACCGCCCGGGTAGCGGATGAGAATGCACTCTTTACAATCCCGGGCATCTTCGATAGTTCCCTTTTGGCAGATACCGGTATCTGACCGAATGCCTGTGGCACATTTTTAAATGCATTCAGGATTGACTCCTTGACACCTACATATCCCTGGGCTTGTTCCGCACCTTGGTTGGAGACTTCCGACACAGCCTGCTCCGCTTCTTCCGCGTCCTGCTGCAGTTCATTTATAGCCATACCGGCCTGGTTGCCATATTGTCCGATTGCATCAGACCACCTGTGGATTTCCGAGGCCGCATCCCCGAATACCGCCGCCATAGCCTTAGGGTCATAATTAAGGGATTCCGCACTTGTCGGTGCTGAAACGGGCGCGGATTGGGCCGTATCGGATGCAGTATCCTGCATGGTGTGGACACTTATGGCATCCATCTGTTCCTGCAGCGACTTGACATGCTTTGCAGACTCATCGGCTGCAGTCCCAACAGATTCCACTGCATCTGATGTTGTATTGGCACTTTGGGCAGTTTCAGCCATTGCCTGTCCTGCCCCATTGAACCGGTTAAGGATGTTGGAGGACAATCCATCTACGGCCTTGGTAAGCCGGTCCATTGCCTTGGTAAGCGTGGATATCCCACCATCGAAACCATCTGTATTTATCTTTGTGTCAAATGTCAGGCTACCGTCTGCTGCCATGCCGCCACCTCCTGTCCAGGCATAAAAATAGGACGCCCATCCGGCATCCTAACCCAATAAGTTATTCCAATAATCAATCTCCGCCTGTTCCTCTTCGGTATACCGTTTCCGGATGTTACAGAGCTTCCTGTTATTCCGGTAAAACTCCTGTTCCCACTTTTCCAGCTTCTTACCCTTGGCCCTCTTCTGCCTGATGCCCAGGACCGTGGAAAAAGTACCCTCTTCTATCTCCATGAAATACCCTGAGAACGTCCACCAATGGATGTATGGGGCCGCCCTGGTCTCCATCCCAGCAACCTTATTGATTGCCGGGAACAGGATGGGCTCGTCCTGTTCCCAGTCCATCACCTTCCTTGCCGGCTTCTTATCGTCATCCTCCTGGCCGCAGTCCACGAACCACTTGGCCTGTAGGATGGCTTCCTCCATATGCTCCTGCGGTATCCGGTCAAAGCCATCCCGGTACAGGCGCTTCATGAGGATTTCCAGCTTCTCGGCGGGAGAAAGTTCCGGGTCACTACAGGCGGCCAGGAATACAAGGATATTGCGGTAATCGGTTTCAATGGGATAGCTTACCCCGCCCACGTCAAGTCCTGTCGGTAACCGGCCAATCATTGCCCTATGTCCTCCAGGTACTTCCTGGATTTTTCCCGGTTCTTCCTGGCATACTCCTCGACAGCGGGCCGCATCAGCACAAGCAGGCCATCCAGCACGCCTTCATACAGGTATTTCTGGCCAACAATGCATAAAGGGGATTGCCCCGCGAAAATCGTGTCATATACATCTGACAGGAAGATGCCGTTGAACGCCTTACGCATCTCCCCGGAGAACTCAGCCACGTATGCACCGTCCCTTTCCATATCGCTTTTAGGGGTTCCATCTGGATTCAGTTCAATCCCCTCTGGGGGACTGTAATCCTTAAAATGCCTCTGTACATCCAGCACACGGTTGATGATTTCCGGGTCCGCCGGGTTGAACCGGATAATCCGCGTCGGGTCGTCATTTACCGCGAAGCTCTCATAGCCATCATCAAACAACAGGCTCTTCATCTTCTTTGCCATCAGGTTTTACCTCCTCTTCCTTGATTTCCGCCGGCGGCACAGAATCTGCCGCCGGCATTGCCCTTCATTCATTTGCTGTAAAGGTCTTTGTGGCAAGTACAAACTTACCCTTAACCCTGTTTCCAGTATGATGAACATTGAATGGAATCTGGTATCCCGTAGTATCCCCGCCATAACTGGATACTTCAATGATTGCATCTTCCTTATACGCCACATAGGTACCTTCCGCTGATTCAACTGGTTCCCAGAGATGTACCTCCACCACACTGGTCTTAAGGTCATCCAGCGTCTGCCGTTCGTCCACGATTGCCTGCAGACGGTCAAATAACGGCTCCCCAATCTCAGCATAATACGGGTCGGCGGATGCCTGGGGCTGGTAGCTGTCCAGGTTGACGGATGTCTCTCCCCAGATATTGTTTTTGGTTTCCACATTGGCATTCATTTCTACAACGTACTCTTCCAGGTCCTTGCCCAGGCGGCTGTACTCAGCCTTGCTGGCAGATGGGAGGGCAGCATCAATATAATGTGCCATCCATTTCCTTTTAATTTTTCCAGCTGCAGGGATTGATTCCGCGAACAGCTGCAGTTCCATTTTGTGCATTACAAGTCCTCGCTTTCTATTTTGTAGGTCACCTGTATCTGTATCTGGTACAGGATCCCATCGTTAACTGTCTCACCCATGGGCTGCATGGCCATTGCATTGGATGTGGTGGCCTTCAGGAACCTTGCTTCCATTTCCCGCCCTCCGATATTGGCAATAAGGCCACCCTCTTCAGGCAGCTGTTCCAGCCAGTAGCCAAGTTCCAAGAGAAAATTGCTGTTGGCCAGGCGGCAGTAATCCGTAAAGGATGGCGCCACAGCATACATGGAGAAGTTGTGCCGGCGGGTCTGGTTCCCCAGCATATCCTCCTTGACCAGGCTGTCACCATTGCTGGACAGGCCATAACTGGAGTCCGGTTCAGTGAAGTCTACGTGGATGTCGCAGTCCGTCAGGAATTCCGATATCTTCGGGTACTCCGTCAGTTTCTGCCTCATAAAATCTATGATTGTCATGTATTTCCTCCTCTACGTATCAGTTCCCGTGCTGCCCGCAGTATGTCATCCTTATGGTCGTCCTTCATCCGGTCGAACCACTTCTTACCGCGCATAGGGCCCCCTGTATAAGTTAAGTCCTTATCTGTCGGTACCTTTATCTCATTCTTTTTTGCCCAGGCACTGCCTGTTGTCGGTGATACATACAGGATACCTTCATGCAGATAATGGGCATAAGGCCCTGGTATGTCAATCTGGCCGGAGCCAATCACCGTTGCCATAACCATCATGTGTTCCAGCTCTCCTGCCTGTCTGCGAGGCATGTAGTCACTCATATACCGCATGGTCTCCGAATCCACCAGCTTCTGGACATTTCCACCAACTTCAAGCCCATTACGCCTAAGCAATTCCTCTGTAGACAACATATCCAGTTTTACATCCACAGTCCCACCTCCTACTTACACGCCAACTCATAATGCTGTACTGACTCACTGCCATACAGCCGCTCATCCACCGTGACCACCGTCATGAAACCGTGGGTGGACTTAAGTGCGGCCAGGGACTTTGACATGGTTTCCGGACTGCTGCAATCTATTTCATCCTCAATAATACCCTTGACGGCCAGGTCCTTGCCCTGTGTCAGTTTTATTGGGCCGTCCATGCTTTCTAAAGGTATGACCAGGAGGACGGATGTGCCGTCCCTCTGGCCGGTCTTAAGATAGGTGGACTGCCTCACGTCCTCCCAGTACACACCTTCTATGGGCATCCTGGTGTATCTCTCGGCCTTTCCTTCCTTGCTGTACAAGTACAGCGTCACATCCGCATTGGTATACATATCACACTCCCTGGTAACACAGGCCGGTATCTGCCAGCCACTTCATGACAATGCCGCGCTGTTCCCTGCTTATTGCCGTGGCGGATTCCTGGGCGCTGGCAAAGCCGACTGAATAAGTACCAATCTTCTCCGATGTTTTCCCGCCGGCCTCCTTCTGCTGCTTCTCCCTACGGTACTCAGACTCAGCCAGTTCGCAGCAGCACATCTGCACTGCCTCCGGTATCTCCACTACATTTTTCAGACGGCTGAACGTATACCGGTCAATGACCTGGCTGGCAGACTGGGCGTAAAAAAGGAAGCCAGATGTGATAACCGGCTTCATTCCCTTCAGATAATCGTTGATATAGTACATTTCGTCAGTATAAGCCTGCATCGTGCCTGCCTCCTTACTGCTTGATGAGGGTTACGTCCTTTGTTACTGCTTCACCTGCTACAGTCACTGTCTCGGTAACCTGGCTGTAGCCTGATTTTTTAATCTTTGCTGGATATGTTCCCGCGCGGAGGTTAAACTCTGCCACGCCGGACGCGTCTGTCTTAACCCTAGAACCGTTCACGTCCACAATTGCTCCATCAATGGCCACCGGTACTTCCGCATTGTCCTTAACTGTGAATGTTACCTTCTGCGTAGTTGTCGGGCTTGTCGGCTCCAGGTATGCAAATGGACAGCCAACACGGTCCTCATCCATCCTGGTTGCCGGATTCGGAAGCGCCCACCCCATCCGGAATACAATACGCAGGGCAACCATATCCTGCTGCGCCAGGTTGTAGACGATTTCTTTCGTTGTCGGGTCCTGAATGACACCCTGGTCCAGAATCTTTACTGTCACATCCTGACGGATGGAATACACCGCCTGTTTGAAATCACCAACAATCAGCTGTGCAATGGTGTTATCGTAGGCCCCATTCTGTGGGAAATACATCGGCGCGCCGTCCAATGCGTAATTTGTGGAACCCTGCATGTCAGACTTGAAAATAAGGCTGCCGTCCGTTGCCCGGATTCCTCTCAACTTCGCTCTCATACTCATGGCTGCCAACGCTCCAGTTGCCATAAAACCATCTTCCTCCACCTTGGAGATGACGCCGCCTTCGCCCAGAAGCAGATTATAATAATCCGGACTGGAACCCACAGCCACGTTGTTACCCGCCTGCCTGGCCAGCGTGATGATGTCATTCTGCCAGTTACGCGGGCGGTTCACACCGAAGATGATTGCGCTGTCCACGCGCTGGCCGATTGCCTCGTTGACCCTCGGTGTAATCTCACCGAAGATGTCGAACTCCGCATCATCCAGCACTGCCTCAGGAATCGGCACGATGACTGCCAGTTCCGCAGCCTCGATGAATACGTTATCCCAAGCCTGCCTGGTTGTCTGTTTCATGCCAGTATCCCCATCCACCCAATATGCGGTCGGAAGGAAGTCAAGTACCCTCATCCGGGTCTGGTTGCTTGTCATGTTCGGCAGCTTCCGTGCCAGGGACATGAAAGTAGACTGCTTCGGCGCGTCCTGGAAAATAGTTGAAATAACCTGCTCACGGATAATGGCCTCCGCGTCGGCCCTGCTTGTAATATTTACTGGCATATTCTTTTACCTCCTATTCTCTGCCTAAAAGACTTCTTAAGGCATTGTTTGCTTGTGTCCTTGTGTCATCTGTTTTCTCACCACCAGGCCCAGGAGTAGGCGCAACCACCCGGGGAATACTGACGTCCTGAAACAGATAGCCCTTTTCCTTTTTGACTATTTCCAGGGCTGCCTTGATATCCGATTCCTGGTTCTTGCTGGCTTTCAGCTTATCCACATCCAAGAAAGGCATAACAGCTTTAATGTCCCTGGGCTTGAAGCCTTCCGCTGTGGATTTCAGAAGGTCGTTAAAATCACGTTCCGCCAGCTGCTTTTGGTACTCAGCATCCTTGTTGGCCAAGTCTGCCGTCAGGGTCTGTATCTTCCCCTGGAGCTCCGATATGTTTACGCCTTCAAAGCTCTTAAGGGTAGCTTGTGCTGCGGAAAGCTGGGACTTATAGGTATCCCTTTCCTGCTTAATCCCGTTGACGTCCTTTCCGTATTCGGCCATGACATAATCAATCTGTTCCTGTGACAATCCTTTTGCCTGCAAATCCTCTGTCTTCATCTTCTTTTCCTTTCCTGCCCGTCCTTAGGTTATTTGTAGGTGTGTAACCATCCACCAACGGCTGACTGTTTTAGGTCTCATCATCTGACCGATTTTTAAGCATAATAAAAGCACCTGACTAATCAGATGCTTCACTCTCCCGTTTGTATTTATAATCCTTACATATATCCCCAGGCGGCTTTTGAGCCAATACAACTTCCCTAGGTATGCCTTGCGGATATACCCTGCATTTCATACCCTTTTCACAGTATTCACATTTTAGGCATATAGGAATCACAATCACTGTTTTCGCCACCTTTCAATATGTTTTATAACTAATTGTTTAGCATCATACGGGACGTACTCATTATTCCTCATCCTCACAAATGCTTCAGCCAAGGTTTCAAATCCATCCTTCATGGCGTCCGAATATCCAGATACCCCTGGAACATATTGACTTTCCAATCGCTCTTTGAAGGCATTGTAACCAGAAATAGTTTTAAACTGTTGGCCTGCCATTACGTGGGTCATTTCATGGATAGCATGGTCCTCGATGGTGCGGCCGGCAAAGTATCCGGTCTCATAACCAGCCTTCACAATCCTTCTGAAGTCAGAGAAATTATAGCCTTTATTAATCACGAACTCAACTTCCCTTGACCCATGATTATCAACTACCCTTGTCAGGTATGGGGTGTCAGGGTATCTGTCACTTACATCCTGCACTAACGCCCGGTCAATCCGAAAGTCATATTCCCGTTTCATTTCGTCTATTCCCGATTGGATTTCATCTACTATATCTGGGGTAATATTCTTTGCGTCCAAGGCTTCATTTGGAAGTCTTATCTCTTTTATTATATCATCTTTGATATCCCCTGCAACTATATCCTTTGGCACCCTCAGCCGTTCACGCTGCTGCCGCAGCCCCATCTCCTTAGAGAAATCCACATAGGTCTTGTTGGTCAGCCGCAACCGGCACTTAGCCGCCGTGATATCTTCCTTGTCGGCTCCAGCCTTCTCCAGCAGCTCCACATCCTGCTTCTGCTTCCGGACGGTACGTTCCAGGCGGCGCTGATGCTGTAATGCCGCATATGTGTCATAATCCCGGCCTCTATATACCCTCTTTTCATTTTCCCGCCGGTTCTGTTCTTCCAGCCACGCATCCGTGTACTTGCGCTTGCTGATTCCAAGAAGGAAAGGAAACTTGATATGATAGCAGTTAATCCCTGCAAATCCAAGCATCTCGCCCTCGCCGCAAACTGTCCGCATCTCCTCCGAACTGTAGACCTTTCCCTGCCAACTCTGGTGATTAAGGTATCCGGTCCCAGTGTTACGTGCACCCATGTGCCAATCCACTTCCCAATGGTCCGTCCCCAGCTCCTCAGCGTTCTTGTCGCTGACCTGCTTGGTCATCTGGGCCACACCGGTCATCACTGCACGCCTGGCTGCCACCTCTATGCGGTCTGACATCCCGGATGCATAATCCACCGTCCGGATGCCGCTGGCCGTCATCTCGTCAATCACCTCACCTATGGCCTGGCTATACGTCCTGGTGCCGGTAGTGATTCCAAGCATTGCCTTATCCAGGCTGCGCTCCAGGTATTCAGATAATGGAGTGAATACTTTCCTTCCGCCTATCGGAACATTGAAGCCTGTGGTCTGGGTGATGTTTTCCAGTGGCCTCAGGCTCTCCTTGGTCTGCCTCCTGGCAGCGTCCACAACCTGCTGGAGCCATTGGTTATCCTTGTAAGGCAGGTAGTCCCTGCCAGCCGCCTCATAGATTTCCTTGTTGCGGATGTAATCAGACCGCGCTGCCTGCTCATAGATGTCATCCACCTGCAGGTCCGTCTTTTCCAGTGCCCTGCCAATCATCTGCCTGATTCTGCTACGGCCCTTACCGATGGCATCCATCCTGACCAGCAGCCAGTCAATGACCGGGGTAACCTGTGCGGCTTCCTTGATGCGCTGTATGATTTCATCCATGATGGACAGCTCCAGTGCCGTCATGGTACGTTCCAACGGTTTGGGCAGCTTCTCCAGTTCCTCAGGTGTCATAAGGGCATTCCTTCGTACAAAACGTAGTCTTGGTCACACTCCCTGTGATATCTCTATAACCTTCACTAGCCTCGTATGGACATATAAACTCAACTTTGCTTTGGTGACACACAAGCTTCGAAAGCTTTGATACTCCATCCGGTGCATCTGGTTCAATATACTCTATCACTACTTTCCCGCATTCAATTGATAATTTAGTCATGTCTTTTGACGATATAACTATATTCCCTATCCTGACCCATAAATCTTTTAACTTCATATAATCACTCCTCCGTCAATGCCAGCTCCGGCAGGTTCCTGGTCGCCTCCTCCAGCGTCTCCCCATACCATTTTGACCGGTACTCTGCCAAGGACATCACCCCCATAGCCACATCTGCCCGGTCAGTCTGCCGTTCAGTCTCGGCATCCATTATCACGCTGTCATCCCAGTCAGATGATACCTCATAATCACTTCCGGCTGGAATAAGCCCATACAGTGCCGCCCAGAAGCCCATGGCATACACCAGGTCCTCCAGGGCATCCTGTAATGCCATCTGGGTATCGGACACCATCACATAGGAGCGCTGCCGGCTGGTTTTAATCTCAGTGGCGGTCTTATCCACGCTCTGCGGGTCCGACAAAGTACCGTAAGCCAGGTTACAGTTGAATTCCACCAGTTTTAGCTGGTTGTTGAATCCATTAAATAAAGCTGTATCTCGAATCTCTGGGCTGAATGTATCAATGAATGGCTTATCTGCAGCTCCAGTATTATATTCCACATCCCGGTATAACCGCTCATGACCTCCAGGGTACTCAAACTTATCCCGGGCCTGGTTGTACTTAAGCAACGATGACGCTATATGCACGGCCAGCTGTGTACCCTCATACTCCCAGCAGATATTGGAATACCGGCGGTCCGCTTCCCGGATGAGCCCGATGGCCCTGGAGTACACGGATACCCCCAGGGGGCTGTCAGAATCATCCGCATTGGCCAGCGGGACCTTAAAGTATCCGAACAGCAACCGGTCCGCACCCTCCAGGGATAGTTCCGGAACCAGTTCCGACCATCTGTCAATGGAGCTTACAGTCACCTCACTGCCAAGGCTGTAATCATTGGTGGCCACAAACGCACGGTTGGTGATGTGTACCCGGCTCCCCTGCAGCGTGTGTATCTCCAGCCTGGTATATATCTTCTGCCCTTTACGGAACTGCTCCGTGAACACACACTGTATAATCCGTCCGGAACTGTCAAAAGACAATGGGAAGAAACAGTCCGCCTGTACAAACTGTACCTCAATCCCCTGCCGGGTGATGTACGGCTTCATGACCAGGCCACCTTTCGCGCAGCCGTACTCCACATACCGGCGCAGGTCCTTAAGCACCTTACGCTGATATTGTTCATTCAGGTAATCCGCCGCTGGCCCACCTGTCACCTCTGACTTAAGTTCCAGCGTCACCAGACGCGCAATCTCAGAGGCGATGGCCGGGGCAAGGCTGGCACTGAGCACATCCTTTCCATTGACCCACGGGGACCGGTTCTCGTACATTCTTGTCCACAGTTCAATCCGGTCCGCCATCTGGGATGTCAGGCACACATCCACCTGGGTGTCCGCATCCTTATTCAGGACATTCGTGATTAAGTCCAGCATCTTTGTGAATCTCATCGTCCCCTCACCTCCTATCCATACTTTATGAGCCTGCTAATCTGCCGTTCAAACGTATACTCAAAGCTGTCCAGGCTGTCAATATCGCTTGTACCATCATCTAACCGGACATTCTTCGTCAATTCCTTTGGGTCCCACACTGCAGTACTCAATGCATCCACAAGGCTCTGGCACTCGCCCTGGACATAATAAAAACGCCCCTGGGCCATCAGGATGGCGGTAGCGTTAATCCTGTCATTGATTTCAGTTTTCAGTGCATTCTCTACACGGAACCACCCAAGTCCATGTTTACGCAGGCTGCTCCGGATGCCAGCTATCAGCGTCTGCTCTGCGCTGTCTGCATACACTGTTGTGATGTACCCGTGCCTGCTGATTATCTTCTGGCAGAAGTTACAGAACATTGTCCCCAGCATTTCGGGGTCAATCTCTATCTGGTTCCCCTTCTCATCCTTGCAACCAATCCATTCTGATGCCAGTGCAACCACGTTATGGTATCCCCTGGTGATGGCTGTGGCCGTGAAGGCGTGGCCGGAACCACTGCCGCCAAAGTCAATCCCCAGGATAATCTCCATGATGTCTTTGGGCTTATCTGTCAGGCGGAACGTGTACTGCTTGGTACTTGTATCATCAGCAAACCGGCGATAGATAAGGCCATTGGCCACCACTCGCATTCCCTTGATGTCCCGGAGGTACCAGATACTGTTCTTATCATACCGGCTTTCGACCTCCCGCAGACGCTCTGGGGTGATGTTGATGTTATCGTAGATGGTGCAGTGCATGTAGTTGTATCCACCCGGGAAGTCCCCTGCATCCGCCTGTCGCTGATACTTGTCTATATACTCCGCATAGATGGGCGCCCTTGGGTTATCAGGGTTCAGGTCCCAGAACACCTTCAGGCGCCGGGCAGCCAGCTGACGGTTGAATGCCTCCTTGATGGTGTTATCGTGATGCAGGTTAATCTCAGTTGCAATCCACATACCGTAGGAGTTTCCACGAATCTTCTTGTAGCTATCTTCCTTGGCGGCTCCCGCAAAGATTACTATCTTCTGTTTTCCCCTTGTGTCCGGGCCCTTGATAAACAGCGCCTCATTGTCCTTGTACTTCCCCCAGTGGCATTGCCCCCGGAATATCCACTCAAGCCCAAAGCCATTGGCATCACCAATGTTAAGCTTCGCATTCGCCATAGTAGAACCAGTGGCCAGGTGGATCCGGTCTGGTGTGGTTTTTAATTCATGGGCGAAGGCAAACACGTTATCCACTGTCTTGCCGGCACGGACCGCGCCTTCCGCCACGTTATACATACAGGCTTCGCACCTGCGTATATAATCCTTGTGCTTTTCGGAAAAGTTGAACGGGATGGTCTTTTTCCTGACAAACCTATTTACCGCTGCCATAGATATCCCCCTCTATCTCCTCCATGTCCTCCAGCTCCTGGTTGTTCCCGGTTAGCTTATCCGTCTGGGCCCGGAGCTGTGCAATCCTTGCTTTCTGCTCCTCACTGGCCAGCTCCCAGTTTTTATGCAGGAGCTCATCATACTGTTTGATAAGGCCCTCCAGCGTTTTCTGGGCTCTGGCCTGCGCCTGCAGGAAATTTCCCTGCTTGTCCCAGGCCTGCTGTACCTCCCGGCGCTCCTCCGTGACCGTCTCCCCATCCTTATGGCCCACCTTCTCAATGGTCTTATCATTCCGGTCCCTCACATACATGATGGACTGTGCCCGGATGATGGCGGCATAGGCTATCTGTACCTGGTCCCAGAGAATGTCCAGCGGGTCCGTGGGCATCTCCTGGATGATGGAAACGGTCTCCTCCGGAAGATATTTCGAAAAGAAACCGTATTTTTCTGCGTTCTTATTTAGGTCAGGGGCGCCACCTTCATTCCCAACAGCGTTCTGGTTACCGGGCTGGCCTCCCTTCTTTCTTTGCGAACGTTCGCTTTTCTTATCCGAACGTTCGTTATCCCATTTGTGTGTACACTTCCAGCGGCGGACCGTCCCCTCTGGCAAATTTAGTTGACTTGCAATCTCAACTAATTTGATGCCTTTCCGGTACATGGCCTCAGCCTGTTCTATTCTTGCATCTGGCGCTCTAGCCATTTAATCTCACCTCATTTCGTGTTGTTTTGAAGGAGGCCCGGACGCCCTAAGTTTCAGACGCCGGGAAACGGGTAACAAAAAGGCACCCATTGCTGGACGCCCCTCTTGCTTTTCTTCGATGATATCATAATATCATGGAAGTACCCCTTCGTAGTTATCCACTTTTATCTTTTTTGCGCCAGAAGGTAAAAAAAATATCTTCGCGACTCATAAAATTGTTTTCTGCCTCTCGGTACATTTAACCACTCATACGGGATACCCTCTGTCACATTCTTAATCAACCATTGGTAGATATCTGCATCGGCCTCCATGGCAGTCTGTTCTATCAGTTCAATATCCGTCTGCAGCATGGCATTGTGTATCGCCGTACGTTCCACTGGATTCCCTGGTATATTTCCTTTTGGCATTCCGTCATTGACAACAGCACCCAGGCCATACCCCCTATGTAGTTCCTGCTTTTTCTCCTCATACTGCATACAGAAGTATTTCAACTCATTATACTTGGCACGGGAAATGTTATAATCGCTTAGCTTCATGTCCCGCTTTCTGACCTTGTCCACCGGCATCACCTCCCTGCTCTCGGTATGTATGTGCGCTCACCCATCAGGTACTCTTCCTCCTTACGCTGTTGTCCCAACAGCTGGCGCATCCGGTTTAAGGCATCACGGTTCTTTGGCTCACTAAAGAACTCCACAACCTTTTCATTCATCAGGACTATATCTTTATTCTCCCTACGCTTTCTTCTGCTGCGCTGCAATTTCGTAGCCACGCGGTTCCGTTCGGCCTTATCTTTGGCAAACTCCATCTCATGCAGCAGGTCCTGCAGGCGTTTATCTTCCTCCCCTACCATGTCATAGGCATACTTGTATTCCTGCCTGCATGCATCGATGTAGTTTAGAAACCTCTCAAGCTCTTCTGCCGGGTTTTTCTGCTTTCCCAATAAAAACACACGCCTCCTTGCCTTAAAATCCATTCTCGTTCATTCTGATGCGTTACAGGGGCATTTCAGGCTTGTTTTATCTATACTCGTTTTATCACAATCGGTATCCTGCCCAAATCGTACCCGCATCCCTTCAACGCTTGCGTCACCCTGTCCCATTCATTGACCTGTCCCGACGCGTTCTCGTCATCCACCCGTACAATCAGGTACCTCTTTTGGTACAAGATGCCGATATCACTGTAGTGCTCAATCTGCTGCCGGTGCCGGATGCCCAGCATTACCATCAACTCCGCCGCTCTGTACCGACCGTCATATCGGCCACAATCGTACAGGTCATAATAAACTGGTCTTGATGCCATGTATCATCGCTCCCTTCAGCAACCTGCGCAGTTCCGGGTCCGGGCACAGGCTGGTGTATGCATAGGGCGGCATCCTGACAGGCCATGTATCCGGCGGCGGCTCCCGGATGGCTGATTCCGCCAAAGCTGCTACAGCTGATGCCCGCAGGACCTTGTTGGCCTTGGCCTGCTTACTGTCTGCTTTCTTTTTCAATCTGGCACCTCCCACTTATGCATGAGGGATAGGTACACCAACACGATTGATGTCCTCCCCCTGTAGCTGTCCTGGGGCCTCAGACTTACCCGTGGCCATTTCTCTTATGTACCGATGCGGCACATTACAGTTCACTGCATTCATTACAATTTCTGCCTTGGCGCTCTCCTTCGTCAGCCTATAGAAAGTTGAAAAAGCCACTTCTACTCTGTCCTCTTTCGAAAATGCATCTAAAATAGTTCCCATATAATTTTCCTTCCTTTCTCTGTTTTACAAAATATTAATTTAATGTGTCAATGATGACTTACTTACCAACCCAATTTTTCTCATTTTTTTCATAAATAACTTCATTTCGTAATATGTAAGTCCGGCACAGGTGTTACCAATCTTCTTATTGTCTATCAAATCTTTATCATATGACTGAATAATGTGTTTACCTGATTTTTTATGTAATAAATCAACGCATTGTGTATACTCTGTCTCTTATACACATCTCCGAGCCCACGAGACTAGCGCTCATCT